TTTTGTGACCGTAGCCAGATCGGTTAAATCCAAACCCAAAACAAGTATTTGATTTGCGCCTGACAGATTATTTAGGTTTTGAGATAGCCCCGTATATCGGACTTCGGGCTGCTTATATTTAGATAACAACAGATTTACGACATCTAACACCTCTGCCGTAGTGTCATTAAGCAAATCTGTTTTGTCCAAACTGGACACACCATAAGTAGCAATAGAAGTTGCATCTGTAACGATCTGTGCTGCCCCTGCTTCTGATTCACCTACTACACGGTTATATAACAGATCGTAACCTGTCTCCACATCCAAAGTCATGTAGCCAGATGTTGGTGTGCCAGTGTCACTAAACGAAACGCCACCTGTTTGTGCCAATACTGTTGAACGATCCTTAAACTTTAGGGTGTCGTTCGCTGTAGAAAACAAATAGCCTTGTTCGCTTGATTCAACCTGACGCAAATAGTTAAGAGCGTTAGTTCCTTCTGCAACAAGAAACGCACCCATTGTTGTAGTGCCCACATCAACACTCACAAAGGTTGAAGTAAAGTCTACTTCAGGTCGGTTCAATACTGTGTTTATTCGTGCGCCTGATGCTTCTGTGTCAGGTGTGAACTCTGCCAAAGATTGATTGGCAAGCAAAGAAAACGAATCTGCGCATGATGCTGTGGTGTAACTTACATTAGATTTTTCGTATGACAAAGTCCAACTATTTACAATGCCACCAAAGATTGGTATGCCACCCGTTGTAATTCGGATATAACGGCTAGGAAGTATGTACGGGTAATATGGTGATGCAGTGTTTAATGGGTCATATTTGCGTGTAGTAGAAATAAAATCTACTGTGGCACTACCAGCAGAGTATTGATCTAACTGGCGTGACCTGCCACGAGACACAGAAACATTTTGCACATCACTTGTAACATCCTTAAAATCTAAATGCCCATCAAGCAAATAGAACAGGTTATTTAATACACCCTTACTTGTGTTATCCAAAGTGAACGCATCACCCGACAAAACAGGTGTTTCATCAAAACAAACCTCTACGGTTGTTGTCGGTCTGCTCACGCTGACGCAAACACTTTCCCACTACGGCGTTCCGCTTTACGAATAGCATCAATAATCTGTTTTCCGATGTCTGCACCGTCAGCACCCATGCCTGCATTTACGGTCAAATTGATAGTAGAACCCATACCGCCTAATTCTGACAATGGGATAATTGCTTCGGGACCTGCCTCACCAACCATGCCAAGCATAGGAGAAGTAACAATACCGCCATTAGCAAATGCCATAAAACCTGCAGGCAAACCAAACCCAAACGACCAATCCATAGCAGCAAGATTTGCTTCAATTTCTGCTAGTGACAAACCAAACTCTGTAAGGTCAGCACCAACATTAGTAGCAGAACCCGAACCAGCAGTAACCAAAGGTATGTTTATTTTTTCTACTGCATCAGCAACCTTGTTGGCTATTACATCTATCTGTTTGTTGCCAGCATTAACAACTTCTTTGCCAACGCTTTTTTTAACATCCCGAAGGTTCTGTTCGGCTTCAATAAGTTTTTCTATCGCTTCACGCTGACTGTCATAGGCTGCCGTTACAGCATCATTAGCATCAACCGCTTCCTTTTGTGCCTGATTTAATTCTTTCAATGCCTCTTTATAGACATCCGAGGTCTCGGCAGCACCCGAAACAATTTCGGAATACAAAAGATTTTCCTCATTAACTTTTTCTGTTGCATCTTTTTGTGCAATAATCGCTTCCTCAACCGCAAGTTTTGCGTCAGCCACATCACGCTCTGCTGCAGCAATTTCTTCTGCAGTAGGGGTATCTTGACGCAATTTCTTTAGTTCAGCCTCGGCATCTGCAACCTTAATAATTGCATCACGCTGCGAATACTTGGCTTCCTGCAAAGCAATTTCTGCTAATCGTATTTCTTGAGGTGTCGCATCACCCTTGGTACGCAGATCAGCCAATTCTTTTTCTGCTTCTAACACACCAAAGGCAGCCTTTTCGGAGTCAAGTTTGGCTTGCTCAACACCAATTTCTCCATCCTCTATTTTGAGGGCAGATGGTTTTTGTCGTAATTTTATTAAATCTTTTTCAGCCTTAGACAGACTTACTGTTGCATCAGTAACCGTTTGATTGGCTTTGGTTAAACTTCTTTGAGCATCAGCAAGGGCTCTAGCCTGTTTAACCGCTTCTTTGGACTCTTTTCCATAGCCAAATGCAACCTTGTTAAACTTATCTAATGCTGCAGTTGCCTTGCCGTTGGCTGTACCTAGATTTATTTGGGCATCTTTGAGAGATTTTGTAGCATCGGCAACGGCTTTATTCTCGTTTTTTAAGCCTTTGAGGGCATCAATATATTTTTTTGTTTTCTCAATAAAGGTTTCAATGGTTCCGCCACCCCCACCACCACCCCCAGCAGGTGGTGGAATTGTAGAAATGTTTGTATTGCGTAAAGCGCCATCCTTAAACCTAGCGATCATCCTTAGGTCTTCATAAGCACCTCCTAACTCGTTTATGCTCTTTTTGTGATTATCTGCCGAATCTGCAGCATCATTATTTAGCCCGACAAGACCTTTTATCCAACTCCAACCCTTTTTAATAGCACCAGCAACTTTGTCAATTATGTCTTTTAGCCACTTAAACTTCATATAACAAATAACCAAAATGGCTACTAATGCAACAATTCCTGCAACAATAAGTCCTACAGGATTAGCGTACATTGCAGCATTAAGCGCATAAACGCCAATAGTTGTACCAAGTAATCCTGCTTCTGCTGCTGCATTAACTACAGTAAATATCGCCATAGTAATGTTGTAGGCAATAACCGCAGCCTTGAGGGCAATTAACGCTCCAACGGCAAAGAAAACAATCCTTCCAAACCCATCAAGATCATCAATACCTTTAATAATTTCGCCACCTAAATACTTGAATGCAGCACCAGCACCTTCCTCTCCAAGAAGACGATTAAACTCCTTTAATTTCGGCATAATAGAGTCTTGTAGGAAACCTAAAAACTGTTTGTAAAGAGGTAAAAGTGCTGTACCAAGTTCGGCTTTAACATTGGCAAACTCGGCAGCCAAAGAACGCTGTGTGTTAGCAACACCATCAGCAGTTCGGGCATAGTCGCCTTGTGCAAGCGAAGTATCCTTTAAGATCAGCGCATATGCGGCTTGTGTTTTAGCGTAAGTATCTAATGTGCCTTTGCCGTCATATAGCCCCATATTTAGGGCTTCTTGTTTCATTCGGGCATCGTTAATAGCAACACCAAATCGTTTTAGCGGTTCGGTTTCTCCAGATAAGCCTGATCGCAAAGCCTGAATAGCGTCATCTATGCTTGTGTTGTTAAATGAAGCAAGGTCGCCAGCCAACTGAACGAGTTTTGTGCTCATTTCTACTGCTGCAGGTTGAGCGACCCCGAAAGCCTGTAGCAAGTTGCCGTAAGTTCCTGTGGCTTCTAACGCAGCCTGCTTAGAAATACCCATTGACGATGCAGCATTAGCAGCGAAATCGGTTACAGCATCCGAACTTTGACCGAAAACAACATTAACTTTAGATTGTGATTCCTCTAAGTTGCTCGCAGCATCAACAAGAGATTTGCCAATAATTCCCGCTACCGCACCACCGACAATCGCCATCTTCCCAAATGACACAGCCATGTTAGTTGCAGCCTTGTCAACAGTTTTGAGGGTGTAAGCGGTTTTCTCGGCTCTTGTTTCTAACTTCTTAAAATCACGGATAGCCTTCTCAATGCCCTTAGAGTTAAACTCGGAGATTATGTTTACGCCTAATGCCATTATGCAGCCTTTATGATCTGTTGTTTAATCATAGTATTAGTTTCCTCAATAGCGATACGCACTTGGGCTTGAACCTCGGGGATATATGCTTTGGTTAAAGGGAACAAAATACGGGAACGGGTGCGTCCTGATGTGCTGTTTTTGGATGAGTGTTTGTCAAGGTTTTTAATAAATTGTGCACCAGCACGACCAACACCGCCCCTTGAGCCTGCAGCATCATAGACTGCGCCACCAGCATTTTTCTGTTCCATACGCATAATGCCAACCTTGCCACCCAATGCTCTGCCAGTTGTAATAATAGGCTTTACACCCCTCTTTACGGCTGTTGCGTTATAGGGTGGCATCTTAGATTTTGTTTCTAGTCTCCCACCCGAAGAATGCCATCTTTCCAAAGGCATATTTGGGTAGGCACTGCCAATCTTGTTTGCTACTGGTTGTGCCGTTGCGATAAGCCTGTCAGCAATTTGTTTGTATAAAGTTTTGTCGTACTTGCGTAATTCAACAAGCAGTTCACGCAAACCATGTACCTCTATTGATGCAGTCATACAGGTATCTTACATGCGCCTTTTAGAAGCACGATTTGTTTCTTGTGTACGATGCTTTAGGTAACGCAACATTACACCTATCATCTTCTCGTCTTGTTGAATCAAAACAGAAGGGGCAATATGAAACTCATATGCCAAATGTGCTACGACCCAGTGGGTACTGTCACTTCCAAAGGGGTTTCACCTGCATCCTCGTCCTCACGAACCTCTACTGTCTCAACAGTAGCAACCCAATCAGGGTCAAACTTCATAGCAGTTTTCCTTAGACGGGTTTCTGCATGCCAACACAACCAAGCAAGGTCTGTTAGGCGTAACTCTTGCTCAAACTTAGCGACACTTCTTTGCCAAGTACGCTCAAATGCTACAAAGTCGGCAAACACCGCATCAACGGCATTGTTTGTTCCGTCAACATATTTAACTGTTAAAGCAATTTTCATTGCAATCTCCTTCTCACTGTTTTATTTATGCGGTTGTTTTGACGAGCGTTCCACCAGTAAATGTAAGCGAACTCATCATAAGTTCTCCAACACCACCTGCGATTGGTGTATGTGCTGCAAGAAAGGCATTGCTAATTGTGTAGGTAGGATTCGTTGCGGAAACTGCGCCTGAGTCTGCACGCAGAACCAAAGTAGTTGTAGTGCCTACAAGTGGAAAGATGGTTGCTTCTGTAAGTGAAGTAGCGAAGTCTTGCAGCATTTCAATTTCTACAGAATTGTTTTGCAATCCGCCAGTAAAAATGTGTCCAGAACTTCCAAATGCAGTTACCTCAACAGAGTCAATTTCGTAGTTAAGTGTAACGCTATTTGATTTTGTAGATAGATCAATGCTATTGATCGTTACAAGTGCGTTGGTCAAAACTTTTACAGCCATGATTATTTTTCCGTTTCTTTCAGTTCCGTTTTAGAAACCTTAACACTTACCTCTGCCAAATGTCCACCATCTACCAGCGCAGCAACATTAATTCCTTCAAGTTGATCGTCAGCAACAGTATCGCCTTGTTTGCCTAGAGTGCAATTTTCGCTTAAAACTCTATATGTTGTCATCTTGTTCCTAACCGTGAACTTGGACTATAAATTGTATTTGTAAAAACTCTGCATCGGCAGCATTTACGCTGGAGATGTCTGCTGCTGATGATACCACTAAGGTTTGACATACGCCACCAAGCGTCTTATCTGACTCTATTGCTGCACGGATACTTGTTGCACCCGAATAAGAAAGGTAGCCATCTAGCGTTGCAAACGCTGTACGATCTGTATATCTGCCTACAAGCACCGTAATAGTCCAATCCATTGTTACATCGCCACCACCCATAGCCTTATGAAAAGTAACCGTATTTAATATCGGGAACGCCAAAGGTGTGTTTAGTTGTTCGGGCTGGTATGCGCTTGTGCGTAGCCCTGTAATCGTAGCGAGATTGGTTGCCAGACCTGTAGCGACCTGTGTAACGGTTGCTGGCATTATGCCATTCCAAACATTTTGTATGGTGACAATAAATCACGCACATCAGGGTCTACCGCACGAACCGTAATAGCCATATCAGCAAAACCGACAACGCCTAATGCAGCATTTAACCGTGCAAACTGACGCATGGATAGCAGAACGCAGGCTTCACGAACATCATCTGGGATGGCATTCCAGCCCCATTCTGCCGTAAGTTGAACTGTAGGGAAAGAAGGTGTTACTTGCAGCGAAAAGGTTTTGCCACCTACCATTCGTGCTTGGCGATATGGTCTGCCACGCAAAGGTGCATCGGTAGGTTCAAGAATATAATCTGTTCCTTGCACCAAAGTTGTTGCATAAGTGCCATTAGCAGTTGTATCTAATTTAATCGTAATAGTTGTGCTTGCTAGATCGGCTGGGAAACGAACCAAAAACTGGTCATAAGGATATACGGGTACTGCGGTGCTAGATGTCTTGTAAAACCATCTGCCACAGAAACCGTCAATTCGGCGTGACGCACCCTCAATAGCGTTCTCTATAAGCGTGTCATCAACAGAGTCAGTAACCCGTAATGCTGCTTTGACTTCCGCCAAAGTGCAATAACCATTTGTAATAGCCACAATT